CGAACCGCTTGTCCATTCTCTCAAGTTCACGATTGAACGCAGAGGGATCACCATATCTCTTGAGTCGTTCGAGTCTCGCCTTTTGACTTGCAACTTGCTCTTGGAACTCTTCCTCTTGAATCGCAGCGAGATTGTCCATGTATGCTCGCCTAGTTGCTTCTCTATTTCTCGCCTCCGCTTCTGCATCTCTGGCAAAGTCTGCTTGCATCCGTTCCATTCCCTCCGTCTTGAAGAAGTCTGGAACTAAGTCGATAACACCTGCGGCGAGACTAAAGAACTGCTCTTTGATAATAGAAACAATCTCATCAATTTTCATCGCAAAGAAAGTGATCGGGAACTTGAACTTCTCGAAGATGAACTCGCCAATCTTAGTGAACGCATCACTGATGCCTTGTGCCGCACTAGAGATTAGATTCGCGATACCTGCAATAGAGAAGTTGTCTTTGATCGTATCGAAGACAATGAAGAATAGATCTTTGATTTTTCCGAACTGTAAACTAAGAACTTCTTTGAACATGAAGAGATACTCTTCGAAGACCAGTCCGAGTTTTTGAAAGATCGATAGTTCTGGATCATTGAAGATTGCACCAACATTACCAAAGAAGTTTTTGACGGGTTCAAACAAAGGATCAAGAAACTCCGTTACCGTATCATAACTGATGAGTCCAAATGTAATTCCTTGAATGATCTGGGCGATACCACCTTTGATCGCATCTATCAATCGATTTCCAATCAGTCCCTCATCTGAACCGATGAATCCCTTGAACGCTCCGGTGATTCCGTCGATCAGAAGCATTAGGGGGCCGAGGAACTTTAGTCCAAACCTTGCGACCTTTCCGCCTGGCCCAAGGAACGGTGTAATCCTCCCAACAATCTTCATCACATCATCAGACAGTGAAAGGATCTTTGCTGCAAAGAGTGGGAGTCTACCCTCAGGCCCAAAGAACCCACCAAGTGCAGCGAGAACGCCACCGCCGAGAAGACCACCGAGGATTGGGCCAAGACCTTTGCTTACTGTTTTCGCTCCTTCACCTGCACCTTTTTTCAGACCATCGATGCCATCACTCAGTCCAAGAATCGCATTGACTAGACTCTTTCGTTCTTTTTTCTCTTCAGCCGCTTGCTCTTTTTTCTGAATACGGCCCTTTTCATCTCGCTGGACATTAGATAGGTCACGGCCTCGACCACCTCCGCTACCTTTACCCTTTCCCATGCCTTCGACAGCGGACGAGAACTTGTCTACGGAGTCACTAAACTTATTTGTAGTTTCGTCAGCCACGGTTGCGTTCCTTGAGTCTTTGCTCTTCTTCCTTTAGGTATTGTTTTAGCAGCATTATGTATGCGTGCCTTTCCCAAGGCAGCATGGACTCTAGATCCGACCAACTCCATTTGTGATGTTGCAGCATGATAAAGTTATTCTGGAAGTATGACTCCAGACTATCGTGCTGCATCATCAGGTAAAAAAATCGCTGAGGCCCTCCACGGTGATGCGATTTTCATGACCACACTCGTCACATGTCCATGTAATATCCTTACACATTCTAGGTGCGTCTGAGATCCAATTGGTGATTGACTCCATATGTTCTGTTGTCATGGATTCAATAAACCGTCTATTCTCCTCTGGATCTTGATCACGAAGTCTATACGTTTGTTTATCATCGTATACACCAGCAATCGCTGTTTCGATTACAGAAAACTGATCATCGATTTTCATCTTGTCTGTGGTCATAGCAGCAAACTTGCGTGTCGTTCTAAGACGAGGAAGTTGCATTATCAGTCCGATGTTGTCCGCGAGATGAATCCGATCTCCGTCTTTCGATTCGCCTTTGACATAGAAGTCCGTAAGATCAATTTCAATCGCCTTAGGTGCTTCACACTTTTCACAGGTCGCTCTCATCGTGACGGTTTCACCAACTGATGTCGTTCTAAGTTTTACCATGAGATACTCAATATCATTCATGGTCAAATCTTCTACTGAGATTTCCTCATCGATGCAAGTTGAGATGACATCTACGACAGTTCCGATGTGATCGTTCTTATTGTTTGACTGCATTGCAATCAGAAGATTCTTTTCCTCACGAACGGTAAAGGGTCTGTACGATACTGTCTGTCGTGTTGACGGTAGTGTTAGTTGATACTTTGGTGTTGATAATGTTGGTAGACTCATTCAATACTCCTATTCATTTCACTCAACGATTCTTTGTCCTTCTACGACCTTACCTCCTAGAGCGATAGACTCGGGAGATCCTGTCCTTTGGGCAACTGCTGGTAGATCTAGACCAAGACGAGTATTTGGTCCGCCAGCGGCCCCAGTGGTTTGTGGGTTGATTGGTCTTCCACTGAAAGGTTCGACCTGTTCCCACCATCTATACGCCATAGAAACTGTTTGTTTTGCTAGACCCTCTGTTTCTGCACCGACCTCAATCGCTGCGACAGATTTCGGCCAAACCTCATAAAGTTTACAGGCATATCTGACTCGATCTTTGCGGTCGAGAAGATTGATAGTCAAGTCACAGACATAATCTTTGTAGTATCCGAATGTGTTTGTTCCTTGATTCTGAATTTTGGTCATCCAGTCGGTAAAGAACTGCCTTTCAAAATAGTCTGCACCAACCAAGAATGTCATATCAATGCTTTGCTCGTATGTTCTACCGTAGGGCATTTCTCTTTCTGGCCCAGAACTAAACCTCTGTGGGTTTGATGCTATTCCGATGCCCGGGACGGACACGGTTTCCAGTGATGCACTTAGCCTTTTCGTAAGAAACACCGACTGAATAATTTTGACACCAGAGTAAGAGTTACTAAAGTCGATAGTGTATCGATTCGTCGGAGCGGTGCCGAAACGAGTGATACGACTTACCATGTCTGCTACTGTTGGATTGAGTGGCATTAGTTCTTCCCTCTACGTTTCTTCTCTTTGCGAATCGCTCTGCGACTATCGTCAAACACTCTTCTTTTCGATGACTTCCTAAAAACTTCTATCGGTAACGCTGCTACTGTAGACCAATCCTTGAAATCAATCTCCACCACTTTCGATGAAACACGATTGAACCGATAGTATTTATAGCAGGGAACCAAAGAAATATACTGTGGTTTGTCTTTTAGATACTCATAATCTACTCTTACTCGGGCAAAGTCATCAGTTTGCTGTAGTCTTGATGAGATTAGTGTATTGAGAACCGCTGATCTTCTCTTGGGTTCTAGATAATGCAGATTCACTCCAAAGAAGCCTTTGTCTTTTCTTTCCAACATCAAGACCAAAGGCAAAGAATCATAGTAAGGCAAATCACGTTTAGTAACAGGATTGTATGTGAATAGATACAAGTGACCCTCACTGAGTCTTGTTGATTTTGGAATGTCTCTTGCGCCACTGTGAATTTGTTCAATTGGGTCAAGGATATCCTCTACCTCACCTTTGATTCCTCTGATGTAATCAGAGAGCAAAGCAACTGGATTTTCTACTTCCTTGCTCATAGGATTTCATCCTCCGTGAGAATAACGAATCTCCAGCCACGGTAGTCACAGAACTTTACTGCTGACTCCCACTTTGCTTTGTTTACGGCATATTGAAATGATTCAACAATAAATGATCTGGTTTTCCTACCAGATTTAGGCATCGCTGGTGGTGAGGTTTGTTTTTTTGGTTTGACCTCAATCATGACGATCTCAACCTCACCCCTCTTGTTTTTTTGTTCGACAATGAAATCTGGATAGTATTTGTGTATACGATTGTCTTTCGGGGATCTATACGGAATAGCCACTTCCTCTGATGCCCATTTGATGATGTTCTTATTTGAATCAAACATCTTCATGCACCGACGTTCCCATAGACTTCGGTAAACAATTTTTGTGGCATCCCCTACATACTTTTGGGGATTTGCTGGTTTGTATTTTCCCTTGTATGCCATACATACTTATGTATCACCAAGAAAGGATGATTTACATGGTTGCAGAGTCTTTTGTTCCAAACGAAGGTGTGTTGGGCAACAATCCAGGCGTAGACCCGGCCGCTGGCGGTGCTGCTGCTACGAGTCAATTGGATGAGTTCAATGCGAATGCTAGTGGTAGCATTCTAGAACGAGCATCTCAGACTTTTGGTCAAAGCGGCGTTCTTGGCTCTCTTGACGGAAAAGGTCAGTTTGTCAAGTATCCAGAGGATTTAGAGGGAAGCACCGAATATTCAAACTTTCTTATGTTCAAGATTTTCCAGCGTCAAAGTCTGAACCTACAAACACAATACGAGCGACTAACGGATGCCTTGAGTGGTGCGGCAGAATCCGCATCCGAACTTATCACTGGTGGTGCAGAGGCAAGATCTGAAAGTCTTGCGGATGCAGGGCAAGCGATTCAAGATGCCAATCTAGGAGAGCAAGGTCTCGCAGGTTTCAACAAAACCATCTCCGACACAAGACTAGCAAAGGCAAAAACAGACACCAAAGATGTGATTGTTCTCGGCATGAACACTGGTCTTCAGTTGAATGATAACTTGTCATATACCGAAAACAACTTCGCAATGGTCAAGGGTATTCTAGAGGGTAATATGCTCGCTACCTTTTTTCCCAAAGCGGTGGCGGGTGGCCTTGGTGCCGTTGATACCGTGGGTAAAGTTGTCGGTGCTGATTTGAACTCTGAGCAAGCATTCAACTCAATAATTGGTGCAGTCTCAAACCCCAGAAAAGAAATGACTTTCGAAGGTGTTCAAATTAGAACGTATGATATGTCATTCAACTTCTCACCTAGATCAAGAGAAGAGGCAGAAGCGGCATTGCAGGTGGTTAGAATGTTCAGATTCCACGCATATCCAGAGGTATCGCCAAACAGAGCGTTTTACTCATTCCCATCTGAGTTTGAAATTCATCCCTTCATTGTTAGAGATGGTGTGTCGAGAGAAAATACGAAACTACCTAAGTTCCCTCGGGCATATCTCACCAGTGTATCAACAAACTATACCCCAAATGATTATATGACATCTTTTGAAGATGGAACACCAACTCAACTATCTCTATCACTTAGTTTCCAAGAGGCAGAGGCACTCAGTAGAAACCACATCAAGGCGGGCTTCTAATGGAATATTTCAAGCACTTCCCAGATACAAACTATACCTTTGATGGAAAGACACTATATCGTGCGAAGGATATTCTTCGACGAGTTGCTTTCAAAGAAGAGATCAAAAAGGGGAGAGACCTCTTTACCGAGTATAGGATCAAAGACGGAGATCGACTGGATACAATTGCAGACGAGGTTTACGGCCGTCCAGATTTTGCTTGGGTTCTTGCTCTTTACAATGATATAATTGATCCACTTAGTGATTTGAATTATGACTCTGATGCTTTAGACAAACACATTGAGAAAAAATATGAGGGGACTACTCTGATTCTCTTTAGTGGTGGAGCAACAAGCACCTCTGAGGAGCCACTTAGAGATGTCTGGTTTGAAAGAGGGGATACGATTTATGGGTATGATCCAAACGACATTGTAGATCCTTATCAGATGGAGGTTCGTGGTCAGGTTCTTGACTTTGATCCAACACTACAGACACTTAGAATCAAAGAATATATTGGGGACACCGACAAATCAAAAATCGGGGTGACACAGGTCAGAAGTTTTGATGACATGGTTGGAGTCAGAATTAGCACCAACTCGTTCCTTGACGGTGGTACATCTGATAACAGAGCCACAGTTCAGCGAGTTTACAGAGACAGTGGAAATGCTATTCATCACTTCTTTTCACCGATCATCAATTACAATGGAATGTCAGGCTCATACCTCGACCCTTATGGAACACCACCAGACGCCTCTGGCAGACAATTCACCTCTGGTGTGACCTATGCAGATTCATCTACTTACTCCACCACCGCACCGGGCTTCACCGCGACTCTACTAGAAAACTATGTCACGGATAATGACGCCACTTATGTGGTAACCAATAGAATGCATGAGTTTGACTTAGCACAAAACAGAGACAGATTTATTCGTATCTTAGATCCAAAAATTGTTCAACAGGTTATTGTTGAATTCCAAAGACTTGTTACCGGAGATGATTGATGTCTCAGTTTGATGGTCTACAAAGTATGGATCAAATGACCAAACTTGGCGACTATGAGATCGCCGAGTTACGTCTCTTTGCTGATACTGGGGGTGATATTGACTTGAAAGAGGGCGGTCAGTTCATGCGACTCTCTATCTTTGAAGATATTTTCTCTCCCACTATGCACGGGTTCATGTACATCAAAGATGGTCAGGGTATTCTGAATAGGATGCCTATCAACGCACATGAAACCTTACTTGCTTCATTTAGAACTCCCGGTATTGGTAGTGACTATGTTGACTTTTTGCTGGAAACATCAAAGGTCGATGAAAGAGTTCGATCTTTGGGCGAAAGGGCAGAGGGTTATAAACTCGATCTAAACACAACTGGTGCGAGGAAAAATCTACAGTCAAGAGTTTCAACTGCTTTGTCTGGGAGTCCAGAGAGTATTATTGAAGTTATTTGCACAGATTACCTTGACGGAACTTTGACATCAGAAAAAAGTTCAAACGACATTTCTAAGTTTGCTTTTCCTAACATGAGGCCACTCCGTGCGATTCGCTCTATCGTTCCCCTTGCACTGAATAGTAAAGGAGAGTCTGACTTTCTTTTCTATGAGGATAGGGGTGGATATAATTTCAAAAGCCTTTCGACTATCATCAATAGGAAAAAGAAAAAACCAAAGGCAACCTATACTCTAAAACCAGCAGCGTCTAGAGAGTCTGATGATGCAAATAGAAACCAATCGTTTCTAGAGGGTTTTACTAACCTTAGAGATTACAGTCCGATGAGACAATCTGACCACGTTCAGTCTATGGAGTCCGGTCAGTTCTCAACACAGGTTTACTCTTATGACATTTGGGGTAAGAGCGTGATTTCGTCAATGAGCAACTACTATCCAGAGTTTTCTCAGTATGATCGAGAGGCAAAACATCCAGTCATTCCAACGAACTCAAGATACATTTCTGGAAAGAATAGAATCATCGTTGAACCGAAAACGGCAAAGTCAAATACTGACTCAGACACACAAAGATATCAATCTGAGCCAGATAAGTATCGAGGTTCCAGAGTTGTCTTGTTGAACCAAATAACATCACAGCAAGTAAAAATCATGGTCCCCGGAAACAGTCTTCTTGAGTTGGGTGATCATGTAGAAATACTAATCCCGAGGGCAGACCCTATAGATAAAAGTGAACCTGTTTGGTTTGATGAAAGAGCGAGTGGAGTTTATACAATTACGGCTATCAGGCACGATATTGATTCTAATGAGTATACGAATACCTTAGAACTATCTCGATCTGGAACTCCTTTGGAATACCCAAGTGAGGGTAAATTCCTTGGGAGATCTAAAGAGCCTGATAACGCTGCTCAAGGAGTGTTCTTAGGATGAATCATAAAAATACTGTGGAAACACCAAACTTTGTTTGGTTTATTGGTGTCGTGGAAAGCAGAGCCGATCCCGATGCACTTGGTCGTTGTAAAGTTAGATGTGTTGGTTACCACACCGAAGATAAGCAGCAATTACCAACCGATGATCTTCCGTGGGCTACTCCCATGCAGCCTATCACAAGTGCAGCAAATTCAGAGGTTGGAACAGCACCAGTTGGCCCAGTTGAGGGAACATGGGTAGTTGGTTTTTTCCAAGACGGAGAAAACGCACAACAGCCTATTTTCATGGGAACCATCGGCGGTATCCCGCTCTCACCTGCAAGTCCCGGTGTGGGGTTCAATGATCCCAGTGGAACGTATCCAACTAGAACAGGCTTTCCCGATACACCTCGCCTTGCTTACGGAAATAAAGAGGGAACCTCGGTTGAGTTCAAAGAGTCAAATATTGATGAAATGCTCCCAGCATCTCATTTGTTTGGTGAACCAACACTACCCGAACCTTCTCCACCATACAACGCATCGTATCCATACAACCACATTACACAGACAGAATCAGGCCATCTTTTAGAAATGGATGACACACCTGGCGCAGAGAGAATCAATATCCTTCACCGTTCAGGATCGTTTGACGAGTATCACCCTGATGGGAGTCGTGTTCAAAAAATTCTAGGTGATGGGTATGAGATCGTTGCAAACAATAAGCAGGTTCATGTTCGTGGGACTTGCTATATCACTGTAGATGGTGATAGTGAAATTTACACCAAGGGTGATTGTTTGTTTAGGACAGACGGAAACCAACAATTCAAAGTCCAAGGCGATTGTCAGTTCAATGTTGGCGGTAAGTTTGCAGTTCAGTCATCAAATGGTGCATCGCGGTTGGAAATGTCTGGCCCAATGATCAACCTAAACCCACCGTATCCTGTAGTGTATTGAGGTAATAAATGACACCACAAGAAATTATCAATGAAGCACAACTACTGGGGGTTAGGATCATCCTGAATCCTTCGGGTGGTTTGTCGTTGGTTGGTAACACTAGTGTTGTCACCGAATCTTTCAAGGCCACGGTCACCGAAAATCGTCAGCAGATTATCGACTACCTAAAAACAAATGCACCTTTGCCGGCCGGAATCAATCCAGAGGTACAACCATCCAAGAGGTATACTGTTGGTCAAAACAACATGGTATTCTTTGCTGTCACTGGGCCAACGACATACGGGCCTCGTCCATCATTCGGATTGACATCAGCCAGTGCAGGCATCAAGTTTCCCGCCGATTTATTTACACCGATTTCAAGTCCACTCAAAAGATTGGGTCTGAGTGGTGGTGTTACACCTGATAATGTTGTCAATACTTTCAATGGTGCTACGGGGAATGTCGTGTTTACTGTCAATGGAAGCACAGGTTCCATAGGAGTTAGCACAGGATCGACATTCAATGTCGATGTGGTAAGCACTTTCAATGGAGCAACAGG